GTTCATGATCGTAATGTATTGTTGCAAAACCTGGCACGTTATTTTTATTAATAATTCCTGATTTGTATACTACAGTTTCATAAAAAATTTGCATTGTGTTTGATAATATACCAGCACCATCTGCTTGATCTAAATTGTCGTGAGCAAAAGAGCCAATTACAGGGTTTACAAGAGTCATTGATGTAAATCTTTGTTTGTGCAATACAAAAATTTCAATGCCTTTAAGAAAAGGTTTTTTTCTTTGTACTGGTGTATCTAAACCATATTTTGTATTAGTATAATTTTCTTTAGAATCATAATAACTGTCTTTTTGATTTGATATTTGTAAGTCAGAATTTACAGAAACAGAATCTGCAATATAATATTCATAATATTTTTTCCAAAAAGCGTTTACTGTGTCTGCATGATCGTCGTGAAAAACTATGTTTACTGGTTCATATTGTATACGTGTGGCCAAATACATTTTTTTATTGTATTGAATTTTTTCTTCCAGGTTCATTCCGTATCTCGGAAGATCACAAGACTTGACCAGCATATTAAGTTCATGTCTTTCATTGGATGCAAATTTTGTAAAGTGGAGCTCTTCATCTAAGTTGAATACTACATGAAACAGAAACTTCTGTTTTGGCATCAACTTATAATTGTCGTCTAGGTATAATCGTGATGCGTGTCGGAAGTCTTTCATTCCTGGTAGGTTGTCTTGGAACCCTTTTAATAAGTCATTTATCTTTGGCATACTGTTATTTATAGCCACAAAAAAAGCGCCTATAAAGACGCTTTTCCTGTATTATAATTGCTACTCTAAATTTGATTAACCACCACCTGTACTTAACGTACCAATTGTTCTTGCTACTGCCGTACCAATTCCTGTACCTTGTGGTGTTTGTATACAGTTATCATATCTTACTGACATAGTAATAGTTGAAGGTTCTGATGTGTTGTATGCTAGTGTGTTGTAGTTAACGTTTTCAACATATGCACCATATAATTCAAATGTTTCTAATACATTTGGTGCACTTGCTCCGTTACCACCGTCAAGCATTTCAATTCTTGCAACAAATTTGTAATCAATACCCGATGCCGCTGATGCTTGTTCAAAGAAATCGAATTGTTTTTGAATCTGTTCACCAACTAGTTTAGTAACTGAGTTGTTAACGTCATCTCTTAAAGTGACTGTAATTGGTTCCCAAGTATGTTTACCTGCAACATATACTCTTGAGTTGTAAACATCTAATGTTACTTGATCAAACGTTAAGTTTGGTCTTGTAATATCCATTACTTGTTTTGTTAATTCTGATCTTGGTGTTGATACTCCAAAATTTTCAAGGATTGCTCTAAAACGATATTGTAGTTTTGGCATCAATAAGCCTTGTGATGCTGAACTTTGATCGTTTGCTAAAGGTACTGTAAATTTTGATAATGTTGATATTGCCATGTGTTTCTCCTATTTATCCAAAAATTAGTTCCCTAATTTTGCTATTTCTCCTGTATTTTTAATTCTTAACGGTATGTAAATGAATTCAACCGATTTAACTGGTTCAACTGCTATATCCACATACAGTTCATTTCTGTCTATTCTAGTAGGTGTGTTGTTTGTATCATCACAAACTACTAAGAAGTCATATAATGCTCTTTGTCCAACTAGTTCTAACAAAAACGATTCAATTGCTTGTTTAATTTCGTTTCTTGTTAGTTCATCGTTTGGTTCAAAAATAAATGGTTTAGCAACTGCATCTAATTGTGTTCTTAAGTAGACTGCTAGTCTTGAAACATTGATTCTATCTAATGCCGAAGTTCCTGATACTTTAGTTAAGTTACCAAAGTTAACAATTCCTGCACCTGAGAAGAAAGTAATTGGATTAATTTTAACTGTATGCATCGTATCTCTCACTGATTCTGTTACAGATATTGTTTTGAATTCACCTTCACTTGTGTCAATATAACCAACTGCTGTTGCATTGTCTACAACACCACGTCTTGTACCAGCTGGTGCAAACCATGGATATGCCACGTTGTCATTATTTGCTAGTGTTCTTAACATCATGTGACTTGGTGGAACAACAATTGAAGTTCCGCTGTTATCAGTTGTTAATCCTGATGGATAAAATACGCCCAAGTAATCACTTGCACTTACTAATCCGTCTTCACCGTTATCAGATGCCGCCGCTGAGTTATTTGCCCAATCTTGGATTGCTGTTGCTGTACCAACTAATCTAAATGGTGAATCACCAATTATAAATGCTGTATTATTTCTATCAGTATTTAAACTAATCATATTAGCAATAACTTCTGAATAACCCGGACAAGCAATTACGTTAAAACCTCGTTGGTCTTCTCTTATTGCTTGGTTAGTGTCTATCTCAGATTTTAATTGTTGTACAACAGTTTTTCTTTGTGCTTTTCTTCCAAAAGTTCCTGAACCATCAGCATTGTTACCTGATTTAGTAACCCATCTGTCTGGATAGTAACCTGCAACTGATTCGTTGCTGTATCTAATGTTACCAAGGCCAGCTGATCCCGAACTTGGATATTTTGCTGTTGTAATATAACTGTTATTGTATTCTTTAACATTGTATCCAGAACGTCTAGTGTTCCATAACAACATACCTTGTGGGTAGTTTATTGGATCTGGTGCATCTGGATCTAAGAAGTTATCACTTAAAAGATCTTTAATTGAACTTGCCGAACCAGCTTGTGTGTTTCCATCCGCTCCTTTTTCTGTTGATATTTGCCATCTTGCATCTGCAAATAAAATACCGTCTTCTGTTGTTTGATCTGTTTTATCAACTAATACCCATGCCGCACCAGTTGTTGTTACTGCAACTTGGTTTGCTGTGTTAGTTGAAGTTAATGTTGCTGTAGTATTATATTTGTAAAGTTTTGGATAGTTTTCCAAGTCAGTTGTATCAACCCATAAGTCTTTGTTAACAAGCGGAGTACCATCTGATTGTGTAGTTGGTGCTGTTGCTGAAAACTGTGGACCATTTGGATCAGATGTTGAGTTAACATCTACATAACCTCTCCAAGTTGTTCCATTATGTTCTAAAATGTCTGCTGAATCAATGTTTGTATCATACCATAATGTACTATCTGCTGGTTCATTACTTGGTGCACTTGAACTTGCTGTGTAACTTAATCTTTTCCAATTGGTTGCCATAACTTCGTTACCTACAGTTGAATCTTCTGAATCACCTGTTGGGGTAACATATAAGTTGTCAATTAATGTTGTTGAATTTGCTGTGTATCCACCGTAACTATGTGCCGCACTTGTACCAAATCCAACATCATCTAATGGTGTACCACTTAAATTATTCATTCTGAACTCACCACCTAGATTGTGTTTAATTTCAATTGCACCTTTGTATTCACCTGAAGTTATAACTGATGCTTCTAAGTTAGTAAAGCCAGCCGCCGCAAATGCTGTTACAAAGTCGTGTTCGTCACCTAGTGTTGAACCATCTCCAGAAACCATAGTAACTGTTTTAGCAGTATCTAATGCTTCTTGATTTTTTAATGATTCTCTAACTGTAAATGTTTCTGCCGCTGTTGTACTTGGATATGTTGTTTTAGATGAAATTGTTGTTACTCCACCTTCATATCTCATTAATTGTAAGTCACCAACGTTTGGCGTATTATCACTTTGTCCATCAACTGTTTGTTCAGTTATATTGTATTGTGTATATAATGTACCTACGTCAATTGCAGTTCCACCGTATGTTGGATCTATGTTGTAAATTGCTGAATGATTTGTTGCATATAATGGTGCACTTACACTTGCAAAGGCTCCACTTGATGTACTGTAAAGTTTTGCAACAATGTTTGATCCACTGTTTGCTGATGTTGTTTTATGCCAAACAGAACCATTAGGTCTGTTTTCATCTGCAGTTTTCCAAGTTGGTCTGTTAGTATGTTTGTCTTGTAAAAATTTAGTACCTTTATATGTACCTGCTGTAATTCCTAAAGAAGCTAATACTCCAGTACCTTCTTCAAATCTAATTGTATTGTATCCAGCTGTTGAATCTCCAAATCCTAAACCATTGTGGAATATTTCTAAGTTACCTGTTGTTGCATTTACTGATGCAGTAATGCCAGCCAAAGCCGCGCCATCACCACCATCGCTTGAAATGTTTATTGCCGTTGCAACATCTGATAATGCTGTTCCACCAGCTGTTACAGTTGTACCATTAATAACCATAGTTTGACCATTAGTTACAGTTGTACCAGAAGCAACTGTTTTAACTGGTAGTGTTAAGTGCCAAGCACTTGACCCTACTTGTACCCAAGTATTAACTGCTGATTTTTTGTAAATTTTGTTTGAAACGTGAGTTGTGTTAATTGCATAATCACCTTGTGAACCTATTGATGTTTTAGGTGCACCTGTTGATGCGTTTCCTACTAGGTCTGAAACTGATGTAATCAATGTTGGTGTTTTTGCTGTAAATTTTTGATCTGTTTGTGACCATTCAAATAATCCATAAGAGCTTGATGCAAGGTCAAACCAGTATGTTCCATCTGATGGATCTGCTGTTGGAGCTGAGGCACTACCAATTAAGTCAGCAGTATCTACATTTACTCTTAGTACATATGCTCTATTAGCAATACCTAAGAAACTGTAAGCCGCTTGTAATCCCCATTCATTTAATTCGTAACCATGTAATGAGTTTCCTGAAACGTCTGTATAAAATTTTGGATCTCCAAAAGTCTCTGTTAATTCTCTTTGTGATGAAATCAAGTATGCTGTGTTAGCGTTTGCAGATGTTGTTCCTGATGCTGTACCTGAACCTGATCCCGGTGTTTTATCTGTTGATGATGTTACTATAAAAAGAGGTGTAGTACCTGCATCTGATGGTACATAAAAACTCTCATTTATTACACTTACTTCTACTCCTGGTGATGTCAAAGCCATGTTTCGTATTCTCCTTGCAATTTATACGTATACTAGAACTATTTATGTAATCAAATGCATTTTACGACATTATTCTACAAAATTTGGTGCCTATATAGGCGACGTAAATACGATTATAATGATTATAGGTATAAGGCCGTTATGTACACAATGTAAATCTAAGCCAAGAGCTTATGGATATAAAAAAGGTACGAAAATTTATTGGCACAAATTATGTGATACTTGTAATCGTAAAAAGAAAAAATTAAAAATAGGTGGGATTACAGCATTACAAAGATCGGGTTATCGTAAAAAATCTAAATGTGAATTATGTGGTTTTAAAGCACAAGATCAGTTGCAATTAGATGTACTTTTTGTAGACGGAAATTTAAGGAATACAAATAATGCTAATTTAAAAACTGTGTGTGCTAATTGTCAAAGATTAAGCAGTGTGCGTAGACTTGGTTGGCGTGTTGGTGATCTTATTGCTGATGAATAATTCGTCAACTTTTTCAAATAGTTCTTCTTTAGTTCCGTTATTTTCAATAACAAAATCAAAGTCACTATTCAACCAATCCCATTC